ATAATTTAAAGGAAAGTGATATTGTTACTTTAGATATTAAACCAAATCTTTCTGTTGGAGTTGGAACTGCTAGTTCAGTTGTAGTTACTAGAAATACTGCTAATGGATATATTCTTACAGATCCATTTAGAATTGCACAAGCTGGTATTTCAAGTACTACTGATACGTTTACAATTACAGGTCATAAATTTGTAACTGGAGATAAGGTATATTATGATTTAGCTATAGGTTCATCTTATCCTGCAGGATTAACTGAGGGTGAATATTTTGTATATGTTGTTGATGATAATACTATTAATTTGTGTGAGACTTATATCGATTCTACATCTAATCCTCCTAATATTGTAAGATGGACAACAAGCCCAGCAGTTACACATAGACTTTATACAATTAATCCTCAAATTACTGTAGTTAAAACTAATAGTTTAGTATTTGATTTAACTCATTCTTCTTTGCAAGATTATAAGTTTAAATTGTATTATGATAAAGATTTTAAAAACGAATTTGTTTCTACTGCAACCACAACATTTAATGTATCTAATGAAGCAGTGGTAGGTGTTGCAACTACTGCAAAAACTACTATTTCTTATAATAGTAGTATTCCAGAAGTATTATATTACACACTTGAAAAATCTGGATTTATTAGCACTTCAGATACATCAGTACGGAATAGTTCGGAAATTAAATTTGTTAATAGTTCATATAATTCAACATATAAACTTACTGGTGTTGGTGATACGACATTTACTTTATCATTGAAAGAATATCCTGAAAGATTATCTTATGCTTCAACCGAATGTCAATCAATTACATATAATACAAAATCACTTAATACAAAAGGTGGTATTGCTGGTGTTAGTGTTAATTCTGGTGGTAGTGGATATAAAAAATTACCTACCTTTGTAGGAACATCTTCAACTGAAGGTACAGGAGGATATGTTACTGCAGAATCAACTGAAATTGGTAATATTAGTAAAATTAGAGTTATTAATGAAGGATTTGAATATTCTGCAGATAATACTTTAAGACCAGCTGCATATATTTCACCAACCATAGTTATTAAGGATTCTTATACTATTGGTATTATTACAGTTACTGATGGTGGATTTGATTATATAGAACCACCCAATGTGGTAATGATTAATCCAACTACTAGAGAAAAAATTGATAGAGGATTATTAGAAGCTAAATTGAATGGAACAACTGTTGGTAATATTGAAATGGTTTCTATACCAAGTGGACTTCCAGATGCTCCAGTGGAGTTGTTTACAACTAATAATACTAATGGAATTGGTATTAAGACTGTATCGAGTGATAATAGTGGAATATTTACTTGTTGGATTAATACACCAACTACTTGGAATACTATACCATTTGCCGTAAATGATGAAGTTTATATTGAAGGTATTGTTGGAGTTGGAACAGAAGGATCTGGATTTAATAGTGCAGATAATGGTTACAGATATGGTAGAGTTAAAGAATATGATACTACTGGATTGAATGATAGAGTAGTTATTGATTATACTGGTGTAACAACTAACACTGGAATAGCAGTAACGGATCAAAATTCTATAGGTGTTCTTATAAACAAAAATAAATATCCACAATTCTCAATAACACAAGTACCAGATAATTTTATTATTGGAGAAATAATACTTAGAAATTCTACAAGATTGGATTTAATTATTACAAAATCTGATAATGATTTTATAAAAATTCTAGGAAGAGACAAATTATCTGTAGGTGATATTATTATTGGTAAAGAATCTGGAACTATTGCTACAATTGCAAGTTTAACAGATAATTTTGGTGAATATGGTGTTGATTTTTCTGTCAGAAAAGATATTGGATGGTCTAATGATATTGGAAAACTTAGTGAAGATGATCAAGTAACTCCTGATAACGATTACTATCAAAATCTTTCATATGCTATTAAGAGTTCTAAGGAATTCCAAGAATTAAGAAGTCCTGTATCTTCTTTACTTCATACTAGTGGATTGAAGAATTTTGCAGATACAGTTCTTAGTCAGAATGCTGGCGTAGGTATTGGAAGTACAGATCAGACAACAATTATTCAAGATGTTATTAATGAGACTAGAGTTGATACAGTTTATAATTATGATTCTGCTTATGATCTTAGTGAGACTGGAATTTCATCTAAGTTTATAAGATTTGATAGTGTAAAATTAAGTGATTATATTGTTGCTAAGAGTAATGAAGTATTAACAATTGATGATATAAGCAATCAATTCTCAAATTTAGATGGTGATCCTAGTGAATTCTTAAATATTCAAAAATTAGCAGCAAATGTTTCTTATCAAAACATATTATATAAAGTTTCTAATTTAACTAAAACTGATATTCAATTATCAGAAGTAACAGTTCTTAATGATGGTACTGATTCAGTATTACTAACAAACAAATATATGCCAGATGAGAATTCTAATGGCATTGGAAGATTTACTATATCCAGTACTGGAGGAGAGTCATATCTTAGATTTACTCCTCTACCTAATGCATATGATTATGATTATGATCTTAAAGAAATTAAGACAACATTCCAAAATGATACAGCTGGTGTAGGTACTCAATCTGTAGGATTTGTCAATTTAAGTAGTTACGTTGGAATTGCTACAACTGCTGTTAGTGGGATAACAACTACATCTATTATTAGTGTTGATAAAACAAAATTTAATTCATTCCATGTAAAAAATCAGGTAGTTAATTTAAGAACTAATGAAATGAATTATGTTGAATTATATGTAAATCATGATGGAACTAATAGTTATGTTTCTCAATTCTATATGGATACTCATACTGATGTTGATACTTTATCAGGTACTTTAATGGGTTCTTTTGATGGTAGTATTATTGGATCAAAATTCTCTATAGATTTTGAAAATGATTTGAGTGATGAAATAAGAATTAAATCTACTATTGTTGGATTTGGATTAACTTCTGTTGGTATTGGTACTTATAGATTTAGTACTCCTACTCAACCAGATGGTGCTGAAAGAACAGCTTTATATGAATCTAATTACTCAAATGATACAGGTGCATCGTTTGATGTGGTGGGATTAACTTCTACATTATTTGATTCATGTAAGTCTATTGTTCAAGTTAGTGTTGGATCTACAAAAGCACTTCATCAAGTTATTATGAGTCATGATACAACTAATGTGTATGTTCAACAGTCTCCATTCTTATCTATTGGTAGTACTGCAGTAAGTGATGATAGAGCTGGTATAGGAACCTTTGGTGGTGTATTTGATGGTACTGAAGTTAAATTAAAATTCTATCCAGATAGTGCATTTACAAGTACAGATGTTGAAGTGACTGCACTTAATTTAGGAATTTATCAAGCATTTGATGTGGCTAATATTTCTCAAACAGAGTCTTTAGGTTATGGAAGAGCAAAAGAAGAAATTGGTTTATATCAATATAATGCAATAAATGGTGAGAGAGTTGATAGAAAGAATTTTGTATTAGAATCTAATAATACTCCCATTTTCGGAAAAACATTTGATCCTTCCGATACCAATTCTATTAATTTAGTTACAGGTAAATTTACAATAGATAATCACTACTTTAGAACTGGTGAGGAATTGGTATATAGTGCAAATTCAACATTTATTGGTATAGGATCTACACCTATGCAATATGAGAGTGCAGCAGGTGTTCATGTACTACCATCAAATGTCTTTGCTATTAGAGATGATGCAGATAGTTTCTTCATTGCAACAACTAGAGCATTGGCTAATGCTGGAACAGGAGTTACTTTTGTTGGTGTTGGTACAGGAAATGCCCATAAACTTTCAATGAGTCTTTCTAATACAAAATCAATTATTAGTATTGATAATGTAATTCAATCTCCATTAGCTTTCAGTCCTGTAAATCATACTTTACAGAATAATATTGTATCTGTTCTTGGTAGTACTGGTATTGGTACAACATCAACTATATTCTCATTAAGTGGAATATCATCTCTTGCACCTAATGATATTCTTAGAGTTGATAATGAATATATGAGAATACAAGATATTGGTACTGGAGATGATGTTTTTGGTCCTATTACTGGTATTGGAACAACAAGTCTTGTTGAAGTTGAAAGGGGATTTGTTGGATCTTCTGCAACTGCACATACAAATACTACAACAGTTAGGGTTTATAAGGGTTCTTATAATATTATTGAAGATCAGGTATATTTTACAAATGCACCTAAAGGTAATCCACAAATTACCACCACAGATAGTAATTTACCTTTCCCAACTTCAGATTTTGGTGGAAGAGTATTCCTAAGAAACAATTACGATACTAATCAAATTTATGATGATATTTCTGCAGAATTTAGTGGAATACAAAGTTCATTTACTTTAAAGGTTGGTGGAGCAAATACAGTTGGTTTGGGTACAACTGGTGGTAATGGTTTATTATTAATTAATAGCATATATCAAAGACCAACTTCTGATAACAATCCAACAAATAATTTCCAGATAATAGAACGAACATCTCCTACAGGAGTAACTAGTGTTCAATTTACTGGTATTAAAACTACTACTGATGGAAGTATTGTTATTAATGAATCTGATATTAATGAAAATCAGTTACCAAGAGGTGGTGTAATAATTTCTCTTGGATCTACTTCAGGATTAGGATATGCTCCTACAGTTGGAAATAATACTTATGTTGAAATTGGTGTTGGTGGAACTATTAAAAATTTAGTTTCAACTGCTTCTACAGGGTCTAATAATGCCATAACTACAGCAAGTTATGATAATGCAACTGGTCTTTTAGAGATAACCACACAAAATGATCATAATTTTGAATTAGGTATAGTTGATCAAGTTAAATTAGCTGGTCTTGAATTTACTTGTGCAGCTCCTCATGCTGGTGTAACAACAACCATATTCCCAGAAGCAGCAGTTGGTTTAGGTAGTACAAGTCTTGATTATAGTATTCTTAAAGTTACTGATGGTGATTATGTACATAGTTTCATAAGTGCAGATAATAATGCAGTTAATGTGACCAGTGGTGCACAATCTGGTAATCAAAAAACACCTAATGGTGCAACATATACTCCTACAACAGGACTTTTAGAATTAACATTTACTTCTGCTCATGGAATGGCAACTGGAGATACTATTACTCTGGATAATTATTCTCTGACATTCACATGTGATAGAGATGATCATGCGACTGAACACGAATATCCAAGAGTTGGTGATCCTATTGCTGGTGTTACTACCGCAGTATATGTAACTTCTACTACAGGATTTAATATTAATGTTGGATCATCACCAACATATAGATTTACTACAAATGTTGGAATTAGTACTATTCCACATACTTATGTTGGTGGCGGTAATGTTATACCATTTTATGGAAATGCGTTCCATGGTTCTGGATATACTGGTTCTAGTGTTTCTATTGGTATAACAGATATACCATTTGTACATAAATTTGTTCGTGGTATTTCTACTAGTTTCTATGCGGCATCTTTCGCAGGTGCAGGACATACGGCAACTGGTGCTTTATATAATCCTAGCAGTGGTGATTTAATATTAACAGTACCTTCTCATGGTCTTGCTGTTAGTAGTAATATTGGATTTAGAACTGATTCTTTAATATTTACGTGTTCTAAAGACGATCATAAGTCTGATCATTCATATCCAAGAGCAACTGATCCTGTTGCTGGAATACTTACAGCAATTACATCTAAAACAGCAGATACACTTACTGTTAATGTTGGATCAAGTGTAGGTAGTGGAGGTGCTGTTACTGCTACAGTGGGTGCTGGTGGAACTCTAACCGTTGCAATTAGTAATGCTGGTACAAACTATGCTAATCCACAGTTGGTTATCCCTGAACCTTCTTATGCTGGTCTAGGAATAACTGGAGTTTCTAGATTGGATGTAGGTTCAACTACAGATTGTGGAGTTGGATTGTTATTGAATGTTGAAGTTGGTGCATCATCTACAGTTGGAGTGGGATCCACTTTATTTGGAGTTACTAAGTGGGAAATTGAAAGAAATGGATATGCATTTAGGCGTGGTGATGTATTTAAATTAGTTGGATTAGCAACAGATCGTAATTTAACTAATCCATTGAATCAAGCTGAATTTACTGTAGTAGACACATTTAATGATAATTTCTCTGCATGGCAATTTGGTGAATTTGATTATATTGATGACATTAAGAATTTACAAAATGGAGATAGAACAAGATTTGAATTAAAATATGGTGGTGAATTATTAAGTTTTGATACTGTTGGTGCTGGAGGAACTTCAACATTCAATATCAACCTTTCAAATTCATTATTAATTATAATGAATGGTGTGATTCAGGAACCAGGAACTGCATATAGTTTTGAGGGGGGTTCAACATTCGTATTCTCAGAACCACCTAAACCTGAAGATGATATTGCAATATTCTTCTATCGTGGTTCTCCTGAATTAGATACTGAATTAGTTACTACAGTACAACCTTCTATAGAAAAAGGAGATCTTGTTCAGTTGGGAGGAATGAGAAATATTAAAAATCAGAAAGATAGAACTGTTAGTTCACTTGATAGTTCTGATACCATACAAACTAATTTGTATGTTGGTCCAGGAATAACTAGTGAAGGTATTTCTAGATCTTTAAGTTGGACTAAGAAGAAGCATGATAAGATTGTTGATGGTGAATTAATTTACAAATCCAGAGGTTCACTTGAGTCATTGATTTTCCCAACTACAAAGATTATTAGTGATTTCTCATCTACCGAATCAAGTCAAATATTTGTAGAAAATATTGATCTCTTTGATTATGATGCACCATATACTGCAAACTTTGATGCGTTTATAGTTGATAATAGTTTGACTCCAGTTGCTGCTGCATTAACTGCCACAGTATCTGCTGCTGGAACTATTTCAGGACTCACTATTGTTAGTGGTGGATCTGGTTATGTTGGAGCAACAACTTCAATTTCTATTGCTGCACCACCAGTTGGTGTAGCCACCGATGGATTTATTAAACCAGATGGTACTGTTGGTGTCGGTTCTACCGCAACAGCAACTGCTACTATAACTAATGGAATTCTTACAGGAACACCTACAATTACAATGCCAGGTTTGGGTTATACATTAACTTCAGCTCCACAGGTTATAGCAGCACTTCCAGTATTTAAAACTGAATTAGTTGAGAATATTGGTGTTGCTACTGGATTTAGTGGAATTGTTACTGGTATTAGTACTGCAGTGGGTATAGGTACTTCATTAGCAATTGTATTCCATACTCGTGGAACTCATACTGGATTGAGTGTTGGTTCTCCAATTTCAATCAATAATACTATTGTTGGAACAGGATTAAGTTCAATTTATCAATCTGGTAGTGGTATAGTTGGAATTGGTACAACATTTGTTGATAACATTTATAGAATTGCACAAATTACTACTAGTTCAAATTTAGGTATCATTACATGTAATATTGCAAATGATACTAATGTTGCTGGACTTGCTGCAACTGGAACTGAATCAAGTCCGATTGGTAATTTCTCTTGGGGTAAATTAACTGGAACCTTTAGTAGATCAAATCCAATATCAATTGGTGTTAGTGGTCTTACTGTAAATTCTGGGTTAACTACATTCCCTACAATCTCTAGAAGGGATGAAGGAATTAGGGGTACTGGAGCAATTATTGCTGAATAAATTATAATTTATATTAACTATTATAAATATCTAAAAAACTATTAATATGTCTGCTCAGGTAACAGATCAATTTAGAATATCAAATGCTGGTAATTTTGTAGATTCTGTACTAGATACTAATAATTCTTATTATGTATTTCTAGGACTATCTAACCCTACAGATCCAAATCCTGGTTTTGGTAGAACTTCTGATTGGAATTCAAATAAACCATTAAATCCTATAGATAATTTTCAATATGAAAGTTTCTATAAGAGTGCTGCTCTTTTTGGGAAAAAAATCAATAGTGCAAATATTAGAAGAGTTATTAGAAAAGTTCAATGGACTGCTAATACTTCTTATGATATATATCGTCAAGATTATGATATTAATCAAAAATCTCCCAATTCACAATCAGCAAGACTTTATGATACAAATTATTATGTAGTTAATAGTGATTTTAACGTTTATGTTTGTATTGACAATGGTTCTTCTGGTGCATGGCAGAATAAAACACTTTTAGATTCAAATCCAATTGGGAAAGGTGGTGTTTCTAAAGACGAACCAACTTTTACTGATTTAGAACCAAATGCAGCTGGAGATGATGGATATATTTGGAAGTTCTTATTTTCAATTTCTCCAAGTGATATTATAAAATTTGATTCTACTGAATATATTGTTGTACCTAATGATTGGGCAACATCTACCAATTCACAGATTCAAAGTGTTAGAGAAGCAGGAAATTCTGAAATAAATCTCAATCAAATTAAAAAAGTATATATTGAAAATGGTGGTGCTGGATATCAAGCTAATGTGACTCTTACTGTTCCTATTCTGGGTGATGGTACTGGAGGTAAGGTATCTATTACAACTACATCTGGTGTAATTACTAAAGCACAAGTTACTTCTGGTGGATCTGGATATACTTATGGTATTGTAGATTTATCTACTTTCCAAGTATCTGGATTTACAGCTGCTAAATTGGTTCCAATCATCCCTCCTTCAAGAGGTCATGGATATGATATCTATAAAGAATTGGGAGCAGATAGAGTATTAGTTTATTCTAGATTTGATGATTCAACAAAAGATTTTCCAACTTCTACAAAATTCTCACAAGTTGGTATTGTTAAGAATCCATCCACATATTCTTCTATAGATGCTCTTTTTACGGGTAATCAGTATTCATCATTAGGAGCTATTAAATTTGATCCTTCTACATTTACTACTGTTCAATCGACTGCCCTTACAAGCACTGCTATAGGTAGTACTTTTTCACAAACAAATGCAGATACTAATGATGTTGCACAAGGGTATGTATCATCTTATGATAAAGAAACAGGTGTTTTAAAATATACCCAAGATAGATCATTATATTTTGGAAATAAAATTAATCAAACGGATTATATTGGAATCAATACTTATTCTAAAGTATCACCTTTCCGTGGTTCTGCAGATGGTCTTGTATTTGAAGATCCTTCAATATCAGGTAGTAAGGGTATTCAAACTTCATTTAGTGGAATAACAACAACTATAGATTCTACCAAACAAATAGATTTGGGAGTTGAGTTTACCGATGGTCTTGCTGATCCTGAGATAAATAAAACAACTGGTGATGTTATATACATCGACAATCGACAATCAGTCACTAGAGATAGTAGACAAAAAGAAGACATCAAGATCATCCTGGAATTTTAAAGTAACATGGCACAGAAAACAGATTTAAATATAAGTCCTTATTATGATGATTTTGATTCTGATAAGAATTTTTACAAGGTCTTATTTAAACCAGGATTTCCAGTTCAGGCTCGGGAATTAACAACTCTACAGTCTATTCTTCAGAATCAAGTACAAGAATTTGGAAGTCATGTATTCAAAGAGGGATCTATAGTAATTCCTGGTGCACCATCATATGACCAATATTTTAATTCTGTTAGATTAAATGCTTATCAATTTGGTACAGATATTTCAGTTTATATTGATAGTTTTCTTAATAAAGTTGTACAGGGTGAATCTTCTGGTGTAACTGGTACTATTAGTAAAATAGTATTACCAGATGGTGGTGATGTGGAAGATTTAACCATATATGTTAAATATCTCAACGCAGGTGATGATAATGAAAGAACAATTTTTCTTGATGGAGAATCTTTACTATGTTCAGAAAATATTGTATATGGAAATACTACAATTACTGCAGGGACTGCTTTTGCCACTTTAGTAAGTTCTGATGCAACTTCTATTGGATCTGCGGCAACTGTAGATGCTGGTGTGTATTTTATTAGAGGAACCTTTGTAAATGTAAACGCTCAAACAATAATATTAGATAATTATACTAACAATCCTTCATATAAAGTAGGATTTCAAATAAATGAAACTATAATTGGAGCTAAGGAAGATGGTTCTTTGTATGATAATGCAAAAGGATTTACCAACTATGCAGCACCAGGTGCTGATAGGTTTAAAATTGAATTAGTTTTAACTAAAAAATTATTAACAGATAGTAATGCTGCAGATTTCTTTGAAATATTAAGAGTACGAGATGGTGAGAATAGTTTTATTGTTGATACAAGTCAATATAGTGTTATTAAAGATTGGATTGCAGGAAGAACATTTGATGAGTCAGGAAATTATACTATAGAATCTTATGGTATTAACGCCGAAAATTCTTTAAATAATAGATTGGGTAATAATGGTATATTTTTTGAGGGGCAAGATACAGAAGAAGGAAACACACCTACAGACGATTTAATGTGCTATAGGGTTTCTGGTGGTAAAGCATATGTTAAGGGATATGATGTTACTACCAATCCTACAACTATTCTTGATGCACCCAAACCAAGAGATATTGAAAAGATTGATACTGCAAATTTACCCTTTGAAATGGGAAGTCTTTTGGTTGTTAATAATCTTGCTGGACAACCTCAATATAGAAAAGTAGTTGATTTATATGGTAGATTAAATACTGGTGCTCTTGGTAGTAAGATAGGTGAAGCTAGAGTATATTCATGCACACTAAAAGATTCCTTATATACTGGAGTTACAACTAAGTGGAATCTTAGATTGTATGATGTGCAAACATATACTAGGTTAACGATAAACAAGCTAGTAAGTAATACTGAAGTTGTTGTTAGTTCTCATATAAAAGGATTAAGTAGTGGTGCCACAGGATATTCAATACAACAGGGTGGTTCTAGTGATACTCTTATATTAAGACAAACTTCTGGTACCTTTATTAAAGGAGAAGCTATAAGTATTAATGGTAATACAACATCCCCAAGAAATATTACAAATGTTGTGGTTTATAATTCAAATGATATTTTAACAGTAAAACAAACAGCATCAGGTGATTATACTGAAGATTTTATTGCAAATGCATCTTTAGAAAGAAGGGCAATACCAAACATTGATGAGGCACGTGCCAACGGTGCTTCTATTACTGCATATAGTCAACCTTTCAATGGAATTAAGGTTGATGATATTGTTATATTTGATAATCAAGACCAATCTGATCCATTTTATAATAAAGTTGACTCTATAAGTCCCAATGGTCTGATATTAACTGTATCTGCCATTGGTAGTAATGTTTCTGGAGTTTATCATGGAGGTCTTACTAGTGGTCCAAAGAATGTTCAGTTACGATTAGGACAATCTACATTCAAAGACAATCAAGGTGAGTTATTTGAAAAATTACCAAATCCTAATGTTGCGTCTATTGACTTTTCAACATCAGTTCTTCCAATTAGTGCACAAATAACTGGTGAGGGTGTAAGTGGTGCTGGTCTTCTTGATATTTCTGTTGATAATATAACTGGTGGGAATAGTGTAGCAATTACCACAGCATTTTTTGAAGCATACAGTGTACCAAGATATTCAGTTCATTATGGAAATCAAACTGCTGCGAATAGTATTGGAACTGTAACCAGTGATAACTTTGATTTGCAGGATGGAGGATCAGAAACTAAAATTTATGGTTTAACTGCTTCAGATACAAATACTGTTGTTTCAATAACTGCAAAGAAACAGGGTATTAGAAGTAAAACCAAAAGTTATGTTAAGAGTCAATTTGTAGATGTGACTCTATCCAGACTTCCAGAATCAGGAAGTACTGAAGGTGATACTTTAAATGATAAATTAGCATTTAATAATAATGCATATGGATTAAGAGTTCAAGATGAACAAATTTCTTTAAATGTTCCTGACGTTGTAAAAGTTATAGCAATTTATGAATCTCTAGATGGAGCACAACCTACTTTAGATACTATTTCTTTTAGTGCAACAGCAAGTGTTGGTACGAATGCTTTTCTTGGTGAAAATATAGTAGGAAATCAATCTAAAGCTATAGCAAGAGTAGTTACCAATCAAGGATCTACTCCTTCCACAGGTAATTCTAATAAATTAGGTGTTGTTTATTTGAATGAGAATAGATTTATTGAAAATGAGGGAGTTACATTTCAAGATTCAAATATCTATACCGTTATAGAAGGAATTAATAAATCAAATACTGAAGGAAAATATAGTAATATATCACAAGCCTTTACCTTAGATAAAGGTCAAAGAGATCAATATTATGATTATTCTAGAATAGTTAGGAAATCTAATGCATCAATTCCATCAAAAAGATTATTAATCATTTATGATAGGTATGATGTAGCTTCTAATGATACTGGAGACATATACAGTGTTAATAGTTATGGTGGAGATAGATATACCTATGATATTCCATTAATTGGAAAAAATGAAGTAAGAGCAACTGATGTATTAGACTTTAGACCAAGACCTACACCATTTACATCGACTGCTTCATCTCCATTTGATTTTGCAGCAAGAACAACTTCATTTAATACACAACCACAATTTTTAGTAGCAGCTAATGAAAGTACTTTTCTTGGATATGAATATTATCTTGGAAGAATTGATAAACTTTATTTAACCACATATGGAGTTTTACAATTGGTGCAAGGAGAATCTTCAGTAGATCCTCAACCTCCAGTAGTAATTAATAATTCTATGGAATTAGCTACAATGACTTTACCTCCATATCTTTATAATCCTGATGATATTCGAGTTACATTAACTGATAATAGAAGATATACTATGAGGGATATTGGTGTTCTTGAAGATAGAATTGATAATCTTGAAACTGTTACAACTTTATCATTACTTGAAGTTGCTACAGAATCATTAACAATTCAAGATGCTCAAGGAAATGATAAATTTAAGAGTGGATTCTTTGTAGATAATTTCAAAACTTCCGATTTGATTAATCGAGATTTTGCACAAATTCAAGTTGACAATGAAAAAGGAGAAATTAGACCAATCGTTATTAAAAATAGTCTTCAAAATCAATTGATGCCAGCATCAAATATAATTGAATCTGAATTGGATTTTGGTACTGATTTTGAATTGTTAGATTCTAATGTTCAGAAAACAGGAAATTCAGTAACGTTAAAATATGAACAGGTTGATTATTTGGAGCAACCTTTAGCTACTAGGGTTGAGAATGTTAACCCATTCCTTGTTATCTCATATACAGGAAATGTTACTTTAACACCAAGTGTAGATACTTGGGTAAGAACAGTTTATATGCCAGAATCTATTATCAATCGAACAGAAAATAGAACAATTAACAGAACAGTTAAAAGAGGTTTCTTTGGTAGTTTGTTTAACCTCGTTTCACTTGGACTTATAGGTAGGAAAAATTCCTCTGGTCAATATGTTACTAACGAAACAGTTAGTAATGATCTATTCATTTCTTCTGGTGATGAACAGTGGATGAGATCTAGAAATACTGAATTTGATGTAAATGGAGTAAGACCTTTCAATAGACATTATCAATTCTTAGATGGAAATTCTGATGTTGATTTTGTACCAAAATTAATTGAAATATCATCAGATAGAAATGGTCAAACCTATGGATCTACTGGAACTTTTAAAGTTGGTGAAACTGTAAAAGGAATTCGTATGAATTCTGATTCGAATGCAACTGAAACTATAATTGAATTTAGAGTTGCAAAATCCAATCATCAATCAGGACCATATGGAAATCCAACCAAAACTTATAACCTCAATCCATATGTAGCCTCAGAATCTATACCTGCTGAATATACATCTGCATCTAAAATTTTGAATGTTGATATTGTATCATTAGCTAGAGAAGCACAAGGATTATATAGTGGATATCTAATCAACGGATTACAACTAGTTGGTCAAGAGAGTGGGGCAATATCATATGTAAAAGATTTGAGATTAGTTTCAAATGAATATGGTAAATTGCAAGGTACTTTCTATCTAAGAGATCCAAATAAAGATCCAGTGCCTACGGTCAGAATTCCTACAGGAAGAAAAACCTATAAAATAACAAGTAGTGTTAGTAATGCAACACCTTTAAGAGGTTCTGAATTATTTTCTGCTGCAGAAGCAACATATGATTCTACTGGAACTTTAATAACAAGGCAAATAGAGACTATTAATACTACTATAAACACCACAGTTAATGTAAGATATAGGAGATGCTTCTTTGATCCATTAGCACAATCATTCACAGTTGCTGGAAATATATCAGCACCTAATAGTGAAGGTCCAGGAGATGATGAGCATGGAGTTTTTGTAACATCGGTAGATTTATTCTTTGCAAGAAAAGATACTGGCAATCAACCAATTACGGTTGAAATGAGAACAATGGAATTGGGTACTCCAACTATGACTGTTGTTGGTAAACCAGTAACTGTAGTACCAGCAGATATTACTATTAATGAAACTGCAGAAGTTGCTACTAATGTTAAATTCCCAGAACCAATTTATTTGGAACCAGGTAAAGAATATGCAATTGTTCTTCTTGCACCAACAAGTGATCAATATGAAATG